AGTATTGCATTATTAATAGGACTTGCTGGTATTGTAAACGACTGTGTAAAGTCAGTATATACTTTAGATATGTCTTGTATGTTCTGAATACTACTTGTAAGCTCAATTTTCTCATCATTAAATAACTCTAATTTAGAATAGTCACCACTTCCGCTGATACTTTCTACATATACATCTACTATCCTCTTCATTATATCACGTTATTTATAGAATTATACGCAAACTCAAACTCTAAACTATAATTAATCATGTGGTTATTTATGTTTTTCATCAACTCTAATGACTTTGTTTTACATATCGCAGGCTTATTATCAACCAATACGCGTTCACTCATTAGAAGTTGCTTAATATTCGAGCTAAAATCTTCGTTAACATACCCGCTATTTACCGAAATTGTCTCCATTCCGTTAGTGTTGAATGATCTTTTTTGTCCTTGTAATACATCATATGCACTAGATGAACTTTGCATCACGTTATAATCATTCGATTCGATAGATATATTAGTCTTAGATGCCTTAAAAAAGAACTCTCTTTGCCATGCTCCATACTTGTTTATAAAGTCAATTACTACAGGTGTATATTTAGGCTCGCAAATAGGTGTAAACTTCCACGATGCATACAATGTACTAAGCGCGGAGTTGTATATTTTTAACTCTGTAGAGTCATTTAAAACTCTTGGAATAGTAAACCATCCACTCGAAGGCACTGTATATATTTCACTAGCTGCAACAGTAACAGTTCTATTTCCTACGTTGCTAGTACTTGTTGCTACAGTCGGTGTTGAAATACCAAAGTCTGGGTAAATAGTTGTCTCGTTTGCACCTGAATCATAAGATGTTGAAAAAATAGTGCCAGTCCAAGAAGTTATTAAACCAATCGCATATTCATAAGTAAAATATAAATAAGCGCCTGATGTATAAGCGCTGTAATTCCCACTTACTACTATTGAAGTAATCTCCCTAAGTCCACCACCAATAGGCGTAGATACGATTGTAGCAGTAGATAATGTAAATGTGTTGGCATTTACATACTTTACCTTCTCACCTGAATTTAAGTAACAAGCTACCTCACCAGCATAAGCAGCATCTTCATTGTAAAAATACTCTTTCTGCTCTAGTAAGAATCTACCTTGATCAAAATTAGCTCCTGACTCATAGAATGAATATCCATCATGTGCGTAATGATTAACCTCACCAAGATAATTAAGTGAACTAGTAAAAGCAAATTTCCTAATCCTAACATTACACCATTGAGTAGTAGCTAAATTAGTGAATGAAGTTGATAAATCTACAGGGGATTGTGTAGCAACATGAGAAAGATACTCCCTAACATATGGAGATATATCATAATTAGTATTTGTATTGGTGCTTGAGGGGATAGCTTTATTTAATGTATATTGCGGTGTAGTAGGAGCTGAACCCGTACCATTCCACAAGTATATCTCTATCCCTGTTGTTGTTTGTCCTGTTTCATTTATAGATATGATATAAGGACTTCTTACAAATATGTTCGCCATTTATTTAGGTTGTTGAATTGTATACTTAAATAACTCCTCAACGTCCAATCCGTATTTAACGATTAATTCTTGTGGCAATTTCTCGAAGTATTTTTGAAATGGTTTTGTAAAGAATAGAGATGGTTTAGTACCTTTAGAATATATCGACCTGGTGATTAGGAATGCAGTAGATTCATAAGACATAAACTTACCACTCTTCTTATCTATAAACTGAAACCTCCTAGCCTTAACCCATCGTTGTATACCTTGGGTCAATCCACCTTTCTTACCTTTACCACTACCAAACTTAAATGGTGAGTCAGGAGCTTTAGCACTTGAATTCTTACCACGTACACCCTTGTCTAGATACTGTCCATATTCATCCATCTCAAAGTTAAGATAGAATGAATTAGGCATTGCTTTTGCTTCACCTTTTATCGAGTTGTATAGTGACTTAGATACATTCCTACCTTGCTTAGTTAAGTTAGACCTAGATTGCTGTATTACATACTTCTTAAACTTGTCTAACTCTTCCTGTACGTTTAACATATAGTCATTTCATTAGCCATTGTAATATCAAAAGTCATTGTGCATCCAGCAACATCGTCCGTAAATCTCTCAGTAAACAACTCAAATGTAGCGCTATCAGATTCTATAGAGTATTCTTCACTGTATTGTCCCCTTCTAAAATCTTCAAACAATCGTTGACAGGTTAAAATACTTTGATGGTGTACATCGTCTTCATTATTATTACCATAATATAAATCGTCTAAATTATCCTTTGTGTAATCAATTAAATCCATTACTAGAACAGATACTGTGAATTTAATCGTGTTCGATTCAAACACGCCATTATCTACCATAACGTGAGCTAATGGATACATATCCTTTTTAGCATTTGTTATCTTATCTAAACTTCCCTTAGTAACTTGGTTAATTAATACATAACCATTTAATGTGCCAAAAAGTCGCGATGTTAATTCATAATAGCCTTTCATGTTGTCGTTTTAATTGTCTATTTTCTATGTCAGTCTTTTGCTTTTCAAACGTGAGCATTGTTAAGCACTCAAAAAGCCCAGTTCTTGTAACTCTTTCAAACTTTGTAATGTCTCCTTTAGCGAGTTGATATATTGATTGATACCATCCCCATTGCTTTCCAAATTGAGTTGTTTCGCTAAAATCGTTTTGGCTTTCTTCGTCATCTGTTTCTCTAAATAAGACAGGGTAGCCGTCAATAGCTCGTTTCCTAAACTCCAAAAAAAAACCGATGCAGGAAGTACAACATCAAGTGGTGCGTACTTCATTAAGTCAGCATAGTTCGCTGTACCGTTATATTTTTCGATAGTATACTTATCCCCTTTCTGACTCGTAATAGGTCGGTACATAACAGCCATTGCCTTATGGAATGATTGCACATCAATAATGTTAGACTCTAAATCTATGTACTCACCAAATGAGATGTCTTCTAGTTCATTAATGAATCCAAACTTTACACCTTGTATCTCGAATGTCTTCTTTAGCTCTAGTTTCTTATCGAATAATCCTTTGAAATGAGTAACCAAGTCTATAACATCTGACAGCTTAATATCTACAACGCTCTTCAATTCTATACCACAAAATATCTCAATCATCTTCTGAGATATAAACAAGTCTGAGTTATCCTTATTCGATGCAACTACCATGTATTTTTGGTAGTGCATCAAAGGTATCTCGCTTAACGATGTTGGTATTACTAATTCTAATTTCATAACTCTTTATCGGTTAAAGCAAAGTATAAGTTTTGTAATTGATGAACGTATTTAATACTTTTTATAAATTGTAATTTTGTTCTTTCACATTCGCTTCTGTTAAATACATTAAAAAAATTAGTTGTATTAGGCTCTATAAAAGTCCTTATATATATGCTTTTTGATGCTTCTTTATTTTCAATTATATAACCATTTTCCTTATTAGTAAAATTATATTTCTTAAACCCAAACTTCGATAACCATTTTTCTGTTAGTGGGATAGGTTTATATATTAAAACACCATCTTCTATTAATTTTAATCTCCAATAAGTAACAAAAACAAAATCTTCATCTTGCATTATAGAGTTTCCAATTCTTAATTCACTTGCTTTCATTTAATATTCTTTCTAATAGCTTTCCAATACTCTAAACTTCCCTGAAACTTCATAATCTCGTTGTCTATAGCTTCATACATCTCTGTCTTCCAAAAATATCCATGTTCAGCTTTAAACTTCTCAATTAAGTCTAAGGTTACATCCTTAATAATTTGTTTCTTGTTCGGTACTTGAAACGTTACTTCTTTAACTTCTGTTTTCATATTTTGTTATTTTAATATACACTATACTTTCCTTTGTTTGGATTAGCTAATTGATATGACACTGCATAGCGAAGTGCATCAAGTGAATGATTCCATTTATCGATTGGCGTCTCACTCTTGCGCTCTAACCAGCAATAGTTGTTTAATTCCTTTATCAAATCTACGGAATTTTCGTCAATAATCAAATCATAATCCTGTAATAATGCTATGCCATATTTCACCGAGTCAGCTCCTTTTATCGTAGGTACTATGTTTAAACCTTGTGACTTCAATTCTGCTATTAATCTAGGCTCTGCATTATCTGCTACTATCAAATCATTCCCCGCAAATTGTCTATTAAGTCTCGCTAGTTCGGTTGTAGTTAATCCAGCTTGGTATATGTGTAGTCGAACGTAGATAGTCTTTCTAGTCTTATCAATTGATGTTTCAATTAATGTAGATGGGTCATTACTGAATCCATAATCCTGACCGAATACACTGCCATTATCTTTATTGAATTGCCCTATTCTCCAGTTAGTGTAGATGACGCCCTCTGCCTTTTCTAACCAGCCCCCGAGGATGGTGTGTTTATACTTATCAGGTCGACGTTCTTTTATTGTTTGTATTTGATTTAAGAAACTTTCAGATAAGTTGTTATAATTATCTAAGTATGTCGTATGTATATATGTCGTATCTCCTTTGATTGTATTACTACCAGCTTCAACACCTTTTGATTCAAAGAACTTTTGATAGATGAAGTGAGTCTTCATAGCTGGATTTAAAACTAATATAACTCTATTTTGTTTATCTTTAGCACGAATAGAAAAATCTATCTTGTCAAATACATTCTCGTCTATTAACTCTTCCGCTTCATCTAACACAAAACAAGTGACACCACTTAATGACTTCAGGTTTGCAGTCTGAGTTCCTGAAGAAGTTTTGATACCTTTAAACAGAATCTTACTGCCTGTCTTCTTATTTATAATTTCGTCTTTAGTAATATGGAAATCCTCAAACTTATCTAGTATCTCAATCTTCTCTATGAATTCAGGTATAATTGATACATGAGCAGAAGTAAGAGTATATCTAGTAAATAATATTGTTTGTCCTGATTCATATGTTAACAATAATAAGAACGCATTTATACTAAAACTTTTTCCACTTCCTCTGCCCCCCGTAGCTAAGAAGTATCTAGTATCACTAGTAAATAATGGTGAGTATTTATGGCTTAAATTAAACTTCATTTATCAAAGGTAACTATGTCCTTTATATTGAATTCTAATCCTGTAACATTTATATCTGACTCTACTTTCTCCTTAGGTTTACCACAACCATACTCAATTATAATCTTAGCAGCTGCAATTCTGTCTGAAGGTCTTTTTGTTTCGTCTATTGTTATTTCTGCTATCACTCTGAAAGCATCTTCAACATGCGGTGCTGCTAAATTGAAACCTTTTATTTCATCTGATAGACTTTTACGACCAGCTTTCCCAGCAGTAGAATGTCCTCCATTATTCTTTCTTTTATCCATAATTAATACAATTTAATTAATTAATTCAGGCAAACTACAAAAAAGAATCTACCTGAATATATTACTTGTATTATATCGTTGTTAATATGCGTCATAAATTTTCTTTAAATCTTGGTATTGATCTCTCAAACAAGAAGCACAAGAAGTATATTCTAATCTACCTGTTTGGAATACTCTGTTATGTGTTCTTTGCATTAGCATAGAATCTACTAAGGATGTCTCTGCTTTCTTTAATCCACCTTCACTAAGCCACAAATACTCATCTTCATTAAGGCAAAGTGGTTTCTTTCTATAGGACCAAAGCTCGTTAAGTTTTGCTTTACGTTCATCACATTTGCAATCTTCTCCTAATATAAACTTTGCTACCTTATCTATTCCTGTTGCTTGGAGAACGTTCTCTATTGTATCTCCTAGTCCTGTTGATTTTCTTTTAGCCATTCGTAATCTTCGTTTAAGTAATCTTCATATTCTTCATTAAGTAAACTCCTTAAGTATGTTTTTGTTCTATTGGTGGTATAGAATATACAAGAAAGTGATATCCCTGTCTCTTTTGATAGTTGTCGCATTGACTTACCACTAGTTACATATAGTTCGAATAACATCTTATCAAACCAATCGACATTATTAAGTTCGTTTTTAACGCGTTTAATTAGTTCCCCGTATGCAATTATACTTTCAGTCTCGGAAAGCGCGTCAGAAACGGTCTTATCTAGTTCAAACGTTATTGGTTCTTTCTTTAGGAAGTCAAAGTAAATGTTACGTAAAGTAATCCATACAAATGATGTTGCAATCTTTTGATCTGGCTTGATGTATTTATTTAGGCGAAGGTACATTTCCTGTACGATATCTTCCGCCTCTGTTTTAGCACCAAAGGACCGAGCGATATTCACCCAGTCCTTATGTTTTTGTGCTATTATTTCTATTTGCTTAATCATGCTTTGTAATCTTCCACGATTGAATCGTATTGAAATATACACCAGCTTCTCGTTTTGATTCTTGAGCTTTAAGATTGTAGTCTACCTCTACAACATCTCCTACTCGATTATACTTAAGTACTGCATCCACTTTTGCTTCTCCAAATACTTCAAAGTTACATGACTGTGCATAGTCTACGTCGTTTTCCATAACGTGAACATACAACTTTTTGTAGTTTCCTACTTCGATTACCTCTCCAATGTGTGTAATCATTCCTTTAAATTTGCTCATCCTTTTTAATTTTTTACTAATATAAGTATTATTTATATAACTGCGACGAAATATACTTTAATTTTTCTACGTAAAGTGTCGCATCCATTAACTCGTCCTGGAGATGCTGTAAGAAGTCATCGGTGTTGTTGTCTTCTAGTGTCGTTCCGTACTTTGCTATACCTACTTCTGACCTTTGCTTGTATGCTTCGATTACCTTTGCTACAATTGCATCTTTTGGCGTAAAATACTCCTTGCTTAAAGCGTAAAGTTCATCTCGCATTACTTTGTTTTCTGTTTCTACTCGTCTAAATTCTTGATACAATGACGTGTTCAATTGTTGTTCAAATTTATACGCCTGTTCTAATTCTTTCTTTTTCATCTTATCGTTATGTTTTTTTGTTGTGTTAATATTTCATCTATAATATCTCGAGTATCTCTAACCATTTCTTGAATAGATTGTAAGTTAAGTAAACGATAATCCCACCCTTTCTTTTCGAGTTCTCTAATAATTTTTGTCGTTGTAATCTTCATCTTACTACTTTTATTTTAACTTCTACTACTCCTTTATCTAACTCGGCTATCTTACTGAATGCTTTCTTAGATAAGTCTAGTGTTACTTTGCTGAATGATCCTGTATCGGTTACTTTAACTATCACACTCTTTCCATTCTCTAAGTTAGTTACTTTTAATTTAGTTCCTAGCTTATGTGTATTTGATGCACAAGTAAGTTTGTTCATATCATAGATAGCACCTGAGCGCATAACTTTACCTTGAAATGTATCACTATAGTAAGTAGCTTTAAAACTTGTTAGAACGCACCAAACACACATTATAAATAAATATTTCATTAGTCAAGTATTTTAATTCGTTTACATTGCTCCCAATAATGCGATTCAGAATAGTAAAGATTCTTTTTATACTTTTTAAAGTTACCAACAAACCATTTATCAGTATCACATCTTCTAAACAAACACAACTCACCAACTTCGGGAAGTACAATAGGTCTCTCTTGTGAGAATCCTTGTAACGTGTATTCTGTGAATGAAATATAAGATTTATCAAACCAATCCCAAGATTCAACCTTTTTATCAAAAGCAATTTTTAAATTATCATAGCAATTAATTTCTTCAATAATTTCACCCCAACCATATTGAATATGAAACACTCTATCTCCTACTCTAAAAATTTCTTTTTTCATAATTTCTTTTATTTCTTGTTTAACATAATCATTTAATATTTTATTAAAATAACCATACGTTTTCATTTGATTCTTATTTTATCAATTACTTTACGAATGTTCTTTGTGATGTAGATGTATTGATTGGACTCCTGTACGTTTATCTCACTTGTCAAAGGTTCAACATGTGATTCAAGATACTTAATAAAGTTGTCTATCACATCGTAGTTATTCTCTCTAAAAATATTCCCCTCAGGCATATCTTCTAACTTCTCTAAAGCTACTTGCATTAAGCATAGCACTTGAAACGTATTATTAATTTGTTTATTCATATCTCTTCAAAATTAAGTGTTAAACTATTTTTACTTATAACTATTTCAACTCCTTTGTTATTCTTTATTCTTGCGAATCTATCTGTTTCAAATAGCAAACGGACAATTTCATCCGTTCGCTTATCTCTTAGTAGCTTAACCCAGCAGTTGTTTAATTCTTTGGTTGTATTCATCTAAAAATATTTTACAATTATTTACTTTCTCTTGCATCTTCTCAATCATAGCTGGATCATATTCCAAGTCAAAACTATAAAAGCGTTCGTTGATTGGCATATGACTATAGAATATATCGTTTCCGTAGTTAGCTTCAGCTGGTGTGTCTAGCAATACATAGACTAACTTTGCTTTCTTAAGTCCTGTCAAATGCATATATACTTGCAATTGTGCTTCGTAATCTTTATTGATTGGTGAAGTAATAGCATCTAAGAATGTAACGTAATCCCATGAACATTTAGTATCGATTACAAATTCATCTGTGATAACATCTGGAGTTCCTTGGAAGTGTTCATCGTTAAAATGTACTATATTCTTTTCAAGTATACCTAATCCAAATCGTTCAGCACAAATGTCGATAGCTTCATCTTCGCACATATTACCTTTGCGGAAGTATTTAGAATCTATTTCGTCACGCACTCCTGACTTTTGTTCTGCATACCATTTCTTAAGGTATGTTGTCATTGATACTCCTAATCCTAAAGAGTCCTTGCCGTTAGTTAAAAGCAATCCACCTTGTGATGCTCTATGTCTGTATATTTTATTTTCCATCATTTAAAAAGTTTAAGTATGCTTTGTATGCTTCAAATACTGCTTGTATTTGTTTAAATTCTTGCGTCCCTCTTTTCGTGTCTAGTTCGTCTTCAGAGTTAAAAAATAAATCCCATTCTTCAATATTTGCTTGTTTACATCCAATTTGTATTCTATTGTTAACGATACTATGTGACCATTTGCAATGTAAAGGCAAGTTAGCATCTTCCAAGTTAGCACCTCGCAAGTTAGCACCTCGCAAGTTAGCATCTATCAAGTTAGCACCTTCCAAGTTAGCACCTCGCAAGTAAGCACCTCGCAAGTTAGCACCTCGCAAGTTAGCATCTATCAAGTTAGCACCTCGCAAGTAAGCACCTCGCAAGTTAGCACCTATCAAGTTAGCATCTATCAAGTTAGCACCTTCCAAGTTAGCACCTATCAAGTTAGCATCTATCAAGTTAGCACCTTCCAAGTTAGCACCTCGCAAGTTAGCACCTTCCAAGTTAGCACCTCCTCTTACTGCTTCTTCTATTGTATCTTTGATTGTATTATTTTCCTTTGTGTATTCAAAGATAACACTACCTGTAAATCTGTTTATTATTTTAATTTTAATCATTTTTCCAATAATTTTTGTGCCTCAACAGATACGTTATACTTTGTTTTAACTTGATCTATTGTGTAGTTACCACCTTGTAATGCTTTCTTAACTGCATCAAAGTTCGGTGATCCTGGTTCTAAGTTAGGAAGTAACTTGAATCCTCTTACTCTGATTCCTCCAACTACTTTACCCATCATTCGAATTGTTTCATCGTGGTAAAGTTCGATCTTGTAACCTATCCAGTTACCAATGTTACGACTATCAATTAATGACAAACCTTTTTCTAGGACCAAGTTTTGTGATATCTGCTTTCTATTGCTAGAATTAACAACCATGTCCATTACATCTTCCGCAAATTCTAGAAAGTAACCATCCGTTTTGTTACCACTTACATCTACACATTTTGAGTAATAAGCATCTTTGATTGTAAGTACGCACTTACCTTTCTCGCTTGCAATGATTGAAACATCTACACCAGCAAGGTGTGTGTGTTTACGATACTTCATTGCATCTATTCCGTGTTCTTTCATGACTCTTTGTTTTTAAGTATTATTTCTACTAAATCTTGTTCGCTGAATTCCCGCATTAAGTATTGCAGCATATCCATTGCTAGTGATACTTGTTGTGGTTTCGTGTTTACTTCTTCACCTAATATGTAACCAAGTCTTTTGATTATTTTTAGGTTAGTTTCGTGCTTATCCGTTAAGTTCGCTACTATCTTCATCTTCTTTTAGTTTTTGTATTTGTAATTTAATCCTATCAATCGCGTCCATTTGACCGCTAAGAAATTCGCTAGCTATTCTTTCAGTAGCTCTTCTTTCATTTACACTTTGCCACCCTTTCAAGAATGCTTCAAGTAATTCTAGTTTATCGTTCATCTTACTTATCGTTTAATCTTTCAAAATTATAATCCTCATCTATCTCAAAAAAATCATCTTCGAGATGTGCATCTAGTTGCTGTGACCAGTAAAGATCGAAATTAATGTCTTCCATCGTTTTTAATTTTTAAAGTTATAGGACAAATATAATACATTTATTATAATAATATCACATTTCAGTAATTATTTTTTGAAATTCTTTTAGATCTCTGATAAGGAAGTATTTAAAACCTTGAGCTTCAAGTAGTTTTTGTTGATACTTTTGTAATTCCGATTGAATCCCTTTTAAAGTTTTGAACTCAACAAATACACATAACCCATTTTTCAGCATAATAAGATCGGGGAATCCTGACACTGATACCTTAATTGTCTTGCAACAATACCAACCGTTCTTTTTAGCGTGATTTATACAACTACTTTGTATTTTACTTTCTAACATTTCTCGAATTGTTTTAATGTAAAGTTCTTTTTTTGTTTTACTACCTGGTGAATTTTTTCCGTAAGTGATCCTTTACCATATACAAAATAAACATCGTTTTCTTTACGGTTAATTGTGGTAAGTCTATCAATCGATTGAATATAATTTGTTCCTGAGAATCCAAAATTAAAAAATACTAAGCAATCTGCAGAACTTAAATTGATACCCATCGCGGAGCTATATTGTTGACCGATATAATGTTTATTGGTTGTATTAAATTCCTCTATGTCGGTGGTGTGGTTTGGGAAAGCAAATTGTAATAAATGAAACTCCTCTATGTAATAGTAAAAAATTGCTAGTTTTTTACCTTTAAAATGTTCCGCTATAAATAATGCTTTTGAATTATCTATAACCATTGAATTACCGCTTTCAAACTTAATTGTTCCGCTTTCTAATTGGTGTAATTTACTCATCATTTTCACACCTGAATCTGCTAGTATTACCTCTTCTTTACCTTCAACTATGTTATCTTTTTTTAGCTTGTCAATTATTTTTTTGTTGCAGCTATCAAAGTAGATTACTTTCTCGTTTACTTTACTTTCAAATCCTGCGTTTTCTTGGGTGAATTTTAAAATGTATGGTTGTATAACTAAATCAATTAAATCAATCTTAGCTGCTGAATAATCATTTATAGTCCCGTAGCTAACATATTTAAGCGTAGGTTGTGTAAATACCTTTGCCCATGCGTAAAAATTCTTATATTGGCTAAAAGGACTATAAGCACTTAAATAAAATTGATGGTACACTTGCGAATACGATTCACTTGCCATTGTGCCTGACAATAATATTAATGGAATTCTTGAAAAACGTGCTTTAAATTCCTTTGCTTTATTGCTTGGCTTTGGAAAAGACGCCATTCCGTGTGCTTCATCTTGCACAACTACATCGAAATCATTATCCGTTACCTTAGAAAGTGATTCGTTATTGATAACTACTAAATCAAATGTATATCCAAAGTCATTATAATCGTTTTGAATCGATGTAATAGCTTTCTTTTTAGTTAAGAATAGAACTTTCTTTGCACCAAATAGTCTGCACGTTTCTAAAGCTGTTGCTGTCTTGCCTGTTCTTACACTAAAATTTAAATACACTATCTTCTTATCCCGTAATATTTCAACCGCTTTTTGGGATAGGTCTAGTTGGTACGAACGTAATTCTTTTTTCATAACTTTATTTCATTTAAATATTCATCAATTAGATACATTTCACCTTCTTTTTTTATGAATCCAAATGCATCTTTTACATCGTAGTAATAAGAAAATATTTCATAACTTTTTCCTGATAAGATAACGTCGTACTCATTAACGCATCTTATGTATTTATTTATTGATTCTTTCATAGTACTTGCAATTCAGGAGAGTCCCATATATCATCAGATGGTATGCTTGGCTCTTCCGTTCTATTTTCAAATTCAATCCATCTTCTATTATTAGTTTTTCCTTCAAATGTCTTGTGCTTATAAAATACTGCATAAGTAGACAACCAGGATGTGAATCTTTTTTTAGATAGCTTATGGAAGTCAGTGTA